GAAGAGTCGGTTCGGAATCCTCGGAACCATAAAGCTTTGCTTCGAGAGCTGCAAGCGCTGAATCGCTGACCTTTGTAGAGTCGATTGTCATGGAAGCAGTGGGCTTGTAGCCTGTAACAGCAACCGGAGTTGTTGTGAGCTCCCAGCTGAATGTGATTGCTTCCGGACTGTCATTCACTGTAGCGTAAGCTTTCTCTGACGGAGCCGCGAGAGCATTCCATACGATGTGAATCTTATAACCGTGATCGTTCTGATCAACATCATTACCGATAAGGGTACGGCATGTGAAGCCGAATGCCTTACGCTTCTGCTGACCGATGTAAACACCCGGCGCAACTTCCGCAGTACCATCACACTCGCCGAAGGATTCCGGATACATATATGCTTCGATAGATGCGCCGAATTCCTCAGCAGAGATGAGGTTGCAGTATTTGATATTGTCCGCATAAATCGGATTGGATTCTGCACCAGACGGAGATTCGTTGTAAGCGGTAAGACCGTTCCATGCCTCGCCATCCTCGTATGTGCCATCGGCAGCCATTCTGTAGAATACGCCGCGGTCCACACCAGTTTCGTACAGCTTTTCGCCAGTTTTATCCCATATAACTCTAGGCATAGTTTAATTCCTCCTTAAATATTAGATATAGATTGTGAACACCCAATGATACAACCCGTCGGCAGTGTAGAATCTGTTAAACTTACACATTGGTAATTTAATCAGCTTTTCTACGAACTCACTTTCGATGTTTGGATCAATGAGTATTAGTTCATACGCGGTATCGTGTTTGTAGACACCGTTGTTTGCATGCGTGCTTTCGATGTTCGAGAGTGAATACCGAATACACGGATACTTCATTTTTGATGAAGAAGGGGGTTGAAAATACGCATATCTGCTTCCGAGAATCCCGCAAAGGGTCTCATGCAATTCAAGCCTGCTCGCCATCGTATTTACCCCCTAACGTCAATATCAGTCGTGGGTGCAACGGTTCGACTGTAGCCACTTCCCAGTTTGCACCCATAAACTCGATATACTTCATCGTATGGAAGTGATTACGGGCGTACTCGTCGGCTACGATGCTGATCTTAGCAGACACAGTCACCGTCCCGTTGGGTGAATCTGATATTTGTAAGTTCCGGTTGTTACTGATTACGTCACCGTAGTAGCTATGTGCTACAACACCAGCCCAAACGCCGGGACGGACTTCCTCGTTAGTCTCGAAGCCGATTTTTCCATGCCATTTATTCATCGTTAATCACTCCATTTTGAATTGTAAGCGCTTACATTTTAGCCCGCAGCTTCAACAACGTCCTCTTCGAGAGCAATAGCAGCACACGGCTTAATGAGAGCACCGGAGAGGCGAGTCTCCATGAGATACTCATAAGTGTTGGTATTGATGTTGAAGTCGTCGAACTTTGTTACTTCGCCGCCCTTTGTAGAACCGAACTGGTAGTCAGAAAGGTTTACAACAAGAGCGAGAAGCTTCTTGGTTTTGCCGTCCGTAGTTGTTCTCGTTACACCCTCAAGCTGCTCAATTTCGTGGATTGCTCCAACATTGAGTGTCTGTGCGAGCTGAGCCTTTGAGTCGTAAATGCGACGGCCGTTGAGATCACGAGCGAGAAGCATCGTGTTAACAAAGCCCGGAGCGCAGTAAAGATCCGGCTGACCAGAACCCTTGAACTTCTCACGAGCGCGAAGATTTGCTTTGATGATTGCTTCAGTTTTGATGAACTCTTCACCGAAGTATGCTCCGGTGTTTGTTCCCTGAAGTTCTGTCTTAGCAGCATCGAAGTCGATTGACTTATGCATTGTATAGAGCTCGTCATCGTTGTAGATAGAGTGGATGTGATTCTCGTGAATCTTATCCGGATCTGCATCGTCTCTGCCGTCACCGACAAGAGCAGCAAGAGCAAGAGTCTCATACATTGCTCTCTTCATGAGACCCCAGATATACATGACGTAATCAAACTCTGTAATGTCGATAATGTCATCGCGATGCGCCTGGTCGCGGACGTAAACAGTCTGCGGATCGAAAGATCTCTTAAGAAGTGAAATGTTGTTCATAAGAGTCTTCTGGTCACCCTTCTTCTGGTAACCCTTAGCTTTGAGCTCAGCAACACGAGCATCTGCCTGGCGTGTGCGGATACGGCTATACGGGCTCTTGTGAATTTTGTTGATTACAGCCATAACCCAGCTCTGGTCCGGTCCAAGAATTTCCGGTGCTCCCGGAGTAAGATTCTTATAATCCGGATAAAGCTCAGTAAGAGCCTCGGTCTCAAAGCCGTGTGCGAGAGTATCGCTGTCGAAGTTGCTCTCTTCTGTGTAGATACGGATAGCATCTTTAAGAGTTGCTACACCGCCTCTGTGCATGAGATCAACGATAGCCTGACCGTCTGCATGAGAGAAAGCTGTTCCTTCCTGGATTTCGTTCTGATCAAATACGTTGTGTTTCATGTCGTCGTCATCTCCTTCGTCATTTACCGGATTCTTCGCAATGTGTTCGACATTCTCAAGAGCCTTACTAAGAACATACGCCATCACATCCTGCTGTTCTTCGTTCATGGTATCGAGAACGTCCTGGATTGTCTTCTCATTTTTTTCTGTCGACACGGGTTTTTCCTCCTTTTTCTCTGTTTTGGGCTCATCATCTGCATGGTTGAGCTCGAGCTCTTCGCCGGTGTAGATGACAGCCTCTTCATCTGATGCCTCACCATGCACGATCACGGATTCAATCGATGCTCCCGGATTGGCTGCGGCAAGTACCAGACTGACTTCTCTGATAGAGCCGTGGATCACGTTAGGACCCTGCTGTTTGAGTTTGTTTGCATAGATGGAAAACGATGAAATGTCCCCATGCTGGACAAGCAATTTTGCCTGTTTGCCGGACTCAGTATCGTTGAACGTAACATACGTATAAACGCCTTCCTCACGGTTCTCAAGCATTGCGTGCCCAAGGACATTATTCGGATCGTTATGCTGATGATTCCATACGACCGGTACTTTCTCGCCATCGTTATGCTGGAAAGCATTCTTGCGAATTATACGTCCGTCGGAGCACAGTATATCGTTCTTCGTTGCCCATCCTGCGCAATCGTAACTACGCATTTTGAATTTCTCCTTCCTCTGTGGATTCTTCACCCTCAACGTTTGCTTGAGGTTTTACTTGGTCTGCCGGTTGACTTATATTACTATTGACAAGCTGGTCCGCTTTCGGATCGTCAGCGGGTTTCATACCGATTTCCTGTCTGACTTCGTTGGAAGTCATGATCTCATTGCGAGTCATCTTATCAGCTATCTCAGCCATATCGCCGACAGGTACGAGTTTAAACGGATCTCTGAAGTATAAGATCTTCTGACCCTGCGTTCGAGCTGTTTTGGACAAGAACTTTCGAGTAAACTCGTCTGCAATAGCCGCAACGATAGGTTCTACAGTTCGACTGTGATAGTTGAGCATCGTTTTATCGTCAGCCGTGCCATCGAGAATCGTTTGAGTCAAGCCTGTCTGACTATAAAGTTGAGTAGTCAGATACTCAATCTGCTTAAGCAGGTTATTCTCGAGTGGTCGATTAAGCTGAGTGATCTTTTCAGTCGCATCTATATAACCGATACCAAGCTCTGAATTCTTGATCTGATCCCATAGATCTTTTCTGCGCCTCTCCGCTTTCTCCCGCTGGAATTCGTTCTTGACCGGATACGGCGTCTGCATAATTAGTTCGAGCTTACCCGAGCCAGCTACTTCGTCGATTGAGTCGAGAAGAGCGAGCTTGCGAACAAGTCGCTTCATGGTTGAGTTAGGCTCATTGATGATCGCAAATAACGGATTTTCAATGATAGCTACCGTCTTCTTAGAAACGATAATGTCCTTCTTCTGTCCGTCACGATCGTCATAGAGATTGACTTTTACGTGTTGTGGATACCACTGGGTAATCTTTGCTGTTCTCATAGCACCTATATCGTATGACGCGGTGACGTTTGGATTCAAGGTAGTCTTAGTCGGAACAACTGCAACAACACCCTCATCAAACATCGACATAACTATATCTTGAAAGAGTGCTCGATGTGTTTGGTCGATATTTGCTTCGACTGTTAGACAGTTATTAAGATGACTGTTAACTTGTTCTACAAATCTACCATTCTTGTCTGTCTTACAATGCTGAATTTCAATTCCAGCCACGTCCATGGCAATGCGATTGTAGAGAGAAGCGGTTATGGTTCGCTCATTACCTCTTGTAAATCGAACTCGATCCGGTCGATAGTAATATGAAGCTCCTAAATCTTGACCATACATTGTCGGATCTCGATTGTTGGTGAGTACATGCCAGGCGTGTTTAAGCCTGGAGCCAACTGTGTTTTCCATTTTGAAGTTTCAACTCCTTACAAAAGTCCTACGCTGTTTCTTTTAAAAAATCATTAATAAACGAATAACCCTTATTAAGATCTTCTTTAGATATTTCGGACACTTTCTTTCTCGTTGCTTCAATGTATATATTGTTTTTTGCTATCTTCAGTCGTGCTTTAGCCGCTTTCTTGGCGAACACGTTACTTTTGGTTAACTGCGATATAGCTTTTGCACCATAACCTTTTGTTTTGGTTATTTCGTCACCTTTTAAATGCAAATTAGCGGCTTTATACGTCTGTCGCGCGGCACGTTTCTCATATGATAGTTGTTTGTCGATAGAAGTAGCGTCTTTTGCTTTACGGGTAAAATTTGCTGCTTTTTTCTCGGCTTTGGCTGCTTTAACCCCGAGATTTGTTACTCGATCCAGATCTTTTGTTCTGTGAGTTTTTTCTGCTTTGGTAGCCATTTTAGCCTGTTTAACATCATACTTCAGTGCTTTATTTATCAATTTCTCATTCTTGGCCGATTTGCGAGTGGCCCTATGTACGCCCCACTTCATACCAAGAACTCCGTAGTGCTGGAGCTCATCGGGACGTAAATTTTCAGGCATAATATGTCACCTCTCTTAATCAAATGCATCTCTGTTTAACTTCCAGGCGATGTAAGCATCCATCATAGCTGCAACAGCATCAATCTTATGCTCACGTCGTCTCTTATAAAGTTTGCGGTTACCGTTTGTGTCTTCGAGAGTGATACAGTTACCCATAGCGAAAGACATAAGTAGCTCGTCGAAGTTAAGTAAACCTTCTTCCGAAAGCGTTTTCAGTTCTCCCAACGGGACAGACTCTGTCTTAGCTCCCTGTATAACTTTCTCTACACCAAACGGTCCATTCTCTTGTACCCAGCGCTCTACAAAGTCCTTTGCGTTATACGGGTCATACCCAAAGCATCGAACGTCGTACTCGCTGTTAACAATGTGGTTGTCCAGATCTTCATAGACCTGCATCATGTCGAGAATTGCACCCGGCATGATTATGAGGCTACCCTCATTAATAAATTCCTCATACTTTGTTCGCATAGCTAGAGGTAACTTCTTAAGAGTGAGCTCGGTAATATAATTACGAGTCTTAATTCCAAAAGCTCCTCGTGACAACGGGAACAAGAACGTAAATGCACAGAAGTCATCACCTTGCGACAAGTCCGCGCCGAGAGCACAAGGCATCTGCCAGTATTCTCTCTTTCTATGAGGTAAGGTTTCTTCGTATGTAAAGAAGTATGTATAGCCTTCCATTGGAATGCCGAAGCGCTTAGCCAGAATATCGTTTCTGGTAGCAGGAGCTTTCTCAGCTCTTTCAACATCGTTATGGTAGGTTTCGTACGTAACGGTCTTGCCAAGATTCGGATTAGCTTTAATCCAAAGCTCCGGATACTTTACTTCGTCAACGGAGTCAAGCTTGTACCACCAGATTGAGGTGTTATCAGCCTGGTATTCTCCTTTGAGAATGTCCATTAACTCCATTTTGATTGTATCGCCGGGTCCGTTACGGACTGTACCTTCCGAACTGATTGCCACAATCAAGTAGTCATTATTCTCAGCCGATCCCTGCTCTTTAGCTGCGCCCTGTTCAATAGCACCGACGACATCTTCTCGAGTATCGCCGGAGAGCCATTCGTCAACGGTCGCGCACTTGACTTTCAGACCTTGAAGTTTGTCGATTGACATAGGTCTGATCTGGAGTAAGGAGCCAGTCAGAAAGTTTTCAATTCCTTTCTTTGTAGCTGCCAGCTTACAACGATTCGCTCTGGAACCGGTTGTGTTTTGCAGGGAGCCATCGGTGAGGAACTGGAACAACGGACCTCTTGAACGAGTAATGGCGGTCTTAATCGGAGACAATACCTCTTCCGCTTGCAGCATTGTTGGGGCTGTAGTTACCTGGTAGGTAGTTGCCCCGTCAATGTTAAGGATGAAGCTCTGTAAGCAGGAGGCATACATTGACTTAGCTGCGCCACGAGCTACTATAAGATACTGCTTGTTGATAAGCCTTTTCTTAAGTCGCTTGTTGACATACCGTCCGCCCCTACCATTCGGATTGGGCTCATACACACTTCGCTCTACATAGTAATACCAACCAAATATTTGCTCTGCCCAAAGTTTGAACGAGTCTAACAAGTGAAGATCGTCACCGTTTGTTAGAGTCATTTCATTCTCGCAATAACGAACAAAACCCTCGACAGCCTGGTCGTCATACCAGTATCTAGGGTTTTCGATTAGAGCATCTATTCGGTTCATTTCCAACTCGATCGTTTCACAGACCGGGATTTCACCGCGCATTACGGCGTCTCTGAATGCACCGTAATACTTTGGGGTAGCGGTGTTCGATAACGCCATATGTCATTCTCCTATCATTTGGAATCAAGATCCTCAACCATTTTCCTAAGGGCTTTCTCTGACCCAGCACGAGCAAGAATCTTTTTAAGTTCGTCGTCGCTGAGGCTACTTACTTTGCTAAGTGCCTCTTTAAGATTTGGTGTATAGTTCTTGGTAGATTTATCGCCAAAGAGAGCCTTCTTGATTTGCTTCATGACTGGGGTATTAGTAAACTCGTAAACCTCATTTACTTTTCTACCAAACTTTAGAGCCTTATCTATGCGATCGTAGCCGCTTTTCTTCTGTTTAGCTGCTATTTCGCTCAGCCTTTGCTCGGTGTTAATTCGGTTCAAACGGTCATTAAGCTCTTGCGTGGTAAGGAGGTCTCGATTCTTATAAAGCTCTTTGGCATCTGTGCTTTTGAGAAGTTTTGCTCTTTTGGTTTCGACTGTTTCATCCGGGGAATCGTCTCCATTTTCGGAATATCGCTTCCTACCTTTTGCGGTTAGCGATCCATCCTTGTTTTGATAGCGCCTTACGCCCCACTTCATTCCTTTTATACCCCAGTGGGTTAATTCATTACTAACCATTTTGAATTATCACCTCCTATGTGGTGTGGTGATGGTTAAACTATTTCTGATTCGGGTTCTGTTTCTTCTCCCATAACCTCTGCGGGAGGATTCGGATTTGTGAAAATCTGGTCTGCGGGCACTTCGCTCTGCGGTCTTGCAAAGAACTCTCTGCTTCCGTAAGCTGTGTAACCGTCAATTACTTTTGTGTTCTCGAAGTCGTAGGATGCGGGAACCACACACGCCGCGGGATATGGCAGATAACCCAAAAGAATTTCACCAGTCGGCATCATTGTCGTTTCATCCATAACTTCAATATTGCGGTTTTTATCGTGTAAGACATAACCTTCGTTCGCTCTTACACGAAATCCACCACTGGACAATTGGGTAATGGTAGCATTAAGAATTTCGGGCATAATATTACTCCTTTCGTTTTTATGCAGTCCAACCTATTGAGTCAATGTAAACATCCCAGATCATTCCATTGAAAATTGCTCCTGCTTCATCGAGCAAGGTGCACGTCGTACTCGAAAACGTTACTGTATTTGTTCCGGCTTTATCCGTTCCTGAATAGTCTTTCAATGCGTTTATAACGCTCTTCGCGCTTTCGAGAGTGAGGGGTGAATATTGGAAATTTACCTTTTTACCAATTGTGCCGCCGATTACAATGTGCTTCAAATTTGCACATTGTTCAAATGCAGTCGAAAAGTCCTGTGTTTCTGATACGACAAACTTTTCGATGTCCTCTACCTGTGAACCATAGAAAAACTGTGAAAAGGAAGTCGTGGTATTATTCGATAAATCAATTACGCCAACTCGTGAAATTCTTGAACGATAGAAACTACGATAGAAAGATGCAGTTCCTTGTGAGAAGTCAAGCTTTATTCCTCGCGCTTCAAAAACCTCTTTCAAATCCACTTTAGGAAAACGATTATCGAAGTTAAACCAGTAAAATAGGTAGTCAGCACCATTCGGAATTACGTCATATTTCGGCTTGAAATTTTCTTTTCTCCACCCTTTGCCGCCAAATGCTTGATGATAGTCTACTCTTGTGCCATTCCATTGGTAAGCATCCCAAAACCTGTCATACTCCGTCTGCATTCCGTAGGACTTGTTATACGTCGCCTCGATATTCACGCCCTCGGTATCACTGAATATATTCATATACGGCGATACACTTGTTATACCCTCGACTGTGCCGTCTGTTGTTGGTGTGAAGGTTTGTCCGTTGTAGGGTTCGTGTGGTGTGACGGTTTCGCCAATCTCAACTTGCGCGTACTCAAAAGCAACCGTATCAGCCGCACCGCTCGTGTTATAAAACGACATTCGAAGTTCGTCGCAATTTTCGGGTGTAGTAAAACGGTTTTTCGACAATCCGCTTCCTGTGACAGATTTTATTCCTGTGCCTTTGCCAAAAAACCACACTCTGTATACTGAAAGGTTTGACGATATTGTATACGTTGTTAACGGTGATACTGCAAAAGGTTTTACTCGTACATAAGATGCGTTCGCTCCTGTCGGTGTACCTGAACTATCCCAATAATACCCAGACTCAACTTCTTCAGGACATAAATTCTTCCCACATCTCGTCACCTTAACCTCTTCTGGCTTGTCAACGCCTGTTACCTTACACGCAACGCTATGCGGTATTTCGCTTACATCGTCTACCGATATGTAGCTTCCCGATACGGTTTTGGAGATGAGTTTGCTTTCGTCTACCATTGAGGATTGACCTGCTTTGTACACCTTCGGCACGTTTGCCGCTATTGCTTCGTTATTCGCCGCCATTGCCGCGTACTTTTCCGCTTTCGTCATTACGCATCACCGCCTATCAGTGCGTTCTGCATTGCAAGAATGCTCTCTTGACTTGCTATAACGCTGTCCAGTGCTGTGTCCATATCGCCTATTTGTTCGTCCACGTAATCGGTAGTCGCGTTCTTTGTTTCCCAAGCCGTAAATGATATCTTACCGACAACATTAAACGTAACGAGTCTTGTATAGACCTGTCCACTATCGTGACTAATACCGATTTGATATATCGGAGCTCGATTTAAAGTTACTTCGTTAGAAGTTATGCTAACAACAACGCCGACACTAAAAGGTGCGCCGGTATATATCGAACTATCTGTTAGGTGAGCCGCCTGATAGAGTGCGAGCTTAGGAAACTTTTTATCGATCTCGTCATAACTTAGTGTTGCTATATCGCTTTCTATCGGTGTGAGCTGAGCGGAGTTACCTTCTTTAATTTCTTCAGCAAGTCTCTCTGTATAATAGTCGAGCAATTCTCTATTCATTAAAAATCACCGCCTATTCGTCAAAGTGTTTGTTAACTATTTCATCGATGGCATTCTTGGTTATCGACGTGTCGTAGGAAGTGCTCGTAGCGAGCTCAGCATTTACGAACAAACGCCATTCGAGCTCTTCAATCATCCGGTTAGTCGCTTCAACTGCGCTACGGTTGACTGGCGGATCAAAGAGCAACCTGACCTTCAAATATACATAAGTTCTAACCGCTTCATATTCGGTGTCGTCTCCAAGAAAGTCGCTCCACACCGCTGTTTTATCAGATATGGAAAAGCATTTATCCGGACCGACGCCGAGCTGATTCAAGATCATGAATACGGTATTGATATGTATGATAATGTCGACATCAAACTGGGGATAGTCTTCGGTTATACCGAGGAGTTTTTTAACTGAAGTTAATATGCTTTCGTTCATGTTAATCGCTCCTTACTTATCGATCGAAATAAACTCACTTAAGCAATATCCGCTAAGTCCAGCTTCTGTGGTGATAGAATACCATTCTCTAGCGGAGTCAAGATTGTCGATTACGACTTTAGTTCCAGCCGGAACCACACATATCTTGTCTGATGTTATGTCTGCTTCCTCACGAACGTTGAGCGCT